GATTAATTTTACAATCTACCTTTTTAACTGTTTTAGTTTTGGTACCCGTTTTAATTTTCACTTTAGTGTCCTTTTTATTGGTGAACGCTTTAGATGGCCCGTAGCCATAATAGATGTCCTTATGAATACCATCGCCAGTGGTGAATGTTCCGCCCGGTTCGGTCAATTGTAAGAAGGCTTCTGGACGGGCCCCACTACCATGGTCAACAATACCAAAGCGACCAATAGTTTCCCCATTCGCATCCAATAATAGTACGGCGACTTGTCCAATAGCACGTCCATTATGAGTACCACTGTACTTAATGTGATGGACACCCGTTCGTATTCGCCAGTTCGTTAAACTGTTAGTCATACCCGTATAACGATAAGCTGGACCGTACCAAGTATCGTCAGTTGTGGTTGGCATCGTCCCGTAGTTCTTTTTACCCGAGCTTAAAGCCACCATCATAACGCCAGAATCGGTCTTAATTTGGCTGGCCCCTTGATAGGTGTATTTACCATTAATCTTCATGGATGAAATAGCGGTAGCATCATTAGACCACATCGCCATACTGCCCATTGGGTCATCAACCGCTGTAACGTATGGTTGAACGGCCGTGTCTTGGTCGGTAGGGTCTTCGGGTCCTACCCCATATAGGCCACCGTTTAAGCTGAATCCAATGTACTTTAAATCCCGCTTAGGTATGACCTGAATAACTGGCTCTGTTCTAGCGGTGCCCTCAACAGTGATTGTATTTAGCCCATTCTTTAAGGGTGTTTCAACCTGTGGTAGGGTTGCCCGTGGGTCGGACTGTACAAAGGTAATCGTTAAAGTCATGTCATACATACCCGTGTTAATTGGGGTCGGGTCACTAATCGTGGTAATATGCCCCCAATACGTCACCTTGGGTTCAAAGCCAAACACTAGTGGGGACTCTTTACCGTTGTCATTAGGGTCATCGCTTAAAAGCAGACCGCTTAAATTGTGCATTACCTGATTAAAGGCATCTTGGTTATCAGCACAGTAAATAGATACCGGTATACTAATCGTCCGACTAGTAAAGTCCGTGCCATTAAATTGGTTACCATACATGGCCGGTATATCAGTCACCTGTTCAGCCATGGCTGGTGCACTAGGTAATACCACGTTACCCATCTCAACTTGTAAATCGTCCCGGCTATTTAAACCGGCATATTCAAAATCATCTCGTTGTAAGGTCACGATTTAACCTCCTTTTTAAGTTTGTATGTAAAAAGGGCGCCCGTTTAAGGACTACCCTTTAATTGATGACTTTAATAGCCCATCATCTGACTATACTGTGAAGTGGTCTTATTGTCAGATTTAACGGCATTAACCACGTCTGATTTAGCAATAACTGCTTGAACACTGCCCATGTTGCCTAGAATGGCTGACATTAAGCTGATTAGTTTATCAAGCTTCTCACTACTTTCACTGCTATTAGACGCAACCTGTGTGCTAGTAGTGCCATTTACAATCTGGTTAGCCTGTGTGATTAACTGATTAGCCCGTGATTTATTAGTCAGTGGAACCACCATTTCAGACTTGTTCTTTTCAGCAACCTCAATCAACTGGTTAGTGTTGACAATGCCACCATTCTCAAACCGCTTATGCCCAATTGGCCCACTGTGCAACCAGTCATATTTAGCAGTACCCCAGATAGACGTATTACCAGTGGCGTTAAGATAGTCAGAGTTGTTTAAGAACGCCAGCACTTGGTCAAAGCTAGACTTCCAGTTATCATGGCCCGGAAAAGCAAACGCATCAAAGGTACCTTTAGTAAATTGCAACGGTCCAAATGCACCATTACCACTAGCTGAGTTACCATCTGAGATAGTCTGGCCAATGTTACGGTTACCCGTTTCACTGTCGGCTGTCTTAATGATAGCTGACTGCATCTTAGACCAATATTCTTTGGGCACTTTAGTCATTTGAAGCGCTTCGTCTATCATTGAATGAGTAATAGCTCCGCCTTCAATTGAACCACTGCCGGAATCGCCAAACTCGTTAGCTAGCTTACTGATAAATGACCAAAAGCCACTACCAACCTGCTTTTTAATTGTGCCTAACAAGCCACTAGATTTAGATGACTTATCCGAGCTAGTGCTATTCGATAATCCGGGTACTCGTCCATAGCCAGTGAACACACCATATCCACCGCCGTGCACCTTGCTGAATCCCATGCCATCTTTCTCATTTTCAGCTGAATAGAACTCGCCATTGCCAGTGTAAACACCAACGTGCTCTGAACCCTTAGAGCCAAAGAATACCAAGTCGCCAGCTTTAGGCTTTGAAACCTTCTTAGAAGCGGCATACTGCTCACCACTAGTCCGTGGGAAGCTTATTCCCATCTTCTTCAAAGCATATTGTACTAAACCTGAACAGTCAAACGCACTAGGACCAGCAGCACCCCAAACATACTTGTTTGTGGCACCATATTTCTCCATGGCGTTGACTAGACTAGAGCTATCTGATCCACTACCTAAGCTGTCATTAACGCCACCCCATAAGGTTGACCACCATGTCTTGGCTTGCTTCTCAGTATCGTCAAATAGGCCCTTACCAATGTTACTAATCACGCCTGAGACGCCCTTAGAAGACCAGCTAAACAGGTTCTCTAACGACTTCACCGGGTGAGCAATAATCTTAGTGGCGGTATCGAAGAACTTCTCTAAACTGCCAACCTTCTTACCAAACCAGCTAGTTACGCCTGAGATACCACTAGTCACACTGTTGAGGATATCACCAAATATCCCAGTACCTTTAGCGTACTTAGTCACGCCTTGCATACTCATTAACATGGCTGTCTCACTAGCATTCAATACCTCTGTGCCAGCTGGTAACATCATCTTAGTGTTACGGCCTTGAACAATACCTGAGTCACCATTAGGTAGCATGACCATTTCTTTGTTGCCTGTTTCAGGTGAGTCATTACCATCATTAAGCATCGCCATAGTAGGCTTAGTAATTGGGTTACGTGACCCACTAAACATCCCAGTACCTTCGGCAAAGTGAACATGACTTAAATCACTAATGGTTTTCTTTTTACCGCCAAACATATGGATAACACTATCAACCGCATTAATCCCACCGTTGATAATATCAATGACATCGTTCATGCCGTCTCTAGCAAAGCCTTTTAAATCTTTCCACAGACCTTTGAATATGTTCTCGACACCGGTTCCTAAGCCTGACCAGCCACCCTTAAATGACTTCTTGAATGTTGATAACCAATCACCCATTGAGTGACCGAACACTTTAGTGTGACTTAAGTCTTTGTTCCAATAGCTGTGCAAGTTAGCCCGCATGGTATTCCAGTGGTTATTCCAACTATGTGACCAGCTCTTTTTCCAGCCAGCCCACTTAGTGCCCATACCGCTAAAGAAGTCTCTAGTATGCTTGTATGAGCTATTCCATGCACCATGCAAGTTGCTAGTTGTGTTATTCCAGTGTTTTGACCAACTCTTCTTAAAGCTAGACTTCCATGAATCCCACTTCTTGCCAACACTGCTAAAGAACTCTCTAGTATGTTTCAAAGAACCGTTCCAGTTATTCCTGAGCGATTTACCCATGTCTGACCAGTGCTTGTTCCAGCCCTTTTTAAAGCTAGATTTAAAGCTGTTCCACTTTTTTGACATGTTGCTTAGGGCTTTACCTACTGACTTGCCGACATTAACGCCCCATTTAGCAATACCTTTACCAAAGTTAACTACCGCTTTAGCTGTCTTGTTTACCCATTCTCTGAACGGCTTAATGTGCTTGTACGCCTCGTAAAAGGCTACACCTAAAGCAACCACAGCGGTTAATACTAGGCCAATAGGGTTAGTTAGTAACATCCTCCCCAATGATAGGAAGGCCCTACCTACTGTCTTAATACCAGCACCTAGCACACTGAATGCTTTAGAAGCACCTTTATAGGCGATTTTAGCCGTCCATGATAGGCCCTTACCAATCAGCTTGCCAGTGCCTTTAGTAGCCTTCCATAATAGGCCGACTGCTTTAGAAGCACCCTTATAGGCTATCTTAGCAGTCCATTTTAGGCCTTTGCCAATCCCTTTAGCAGTGCCTTTAACAGCCTTGCCAAATAGGGTTAGCTCGCGTTTACCTTCAGCTCCATCAACCTTGGGTTTTAACACAAGCCGACCAAGCTTGCCACCCAAGCTCTTCGCTAAATCTAAACCAGTGAAGGCTAGTTTTAATGCAGATATACCCTTACTTGCTACAAAAGCACTAGAAGCTAAACCAGCGAATACTTTAGGGTGTTTCTCAGCGAATCCACCAACAATCTTCAATATTGGTTCAATATCCTTGAGAGATTGCACAAACACATTAAAGGATGTCTTAGAAGCAGTCTTCATTGAGCTAAAGAATGACTTTATTTCTTTTTTATGAGCAATGATGTTAGCGCCAACTTTATCAATACCTTTAGCTAGATTAGCCAACATTTTATCTAACGTGTCACCAACGTTAAAATTCTTACCAGCAAACGCTTTAGAAATGTCTTTGATTTGTAAGGCTAAAGCACTACCAACATCTTTAAACTCGGCTTTAGTATTCTTATCACCAATCCATTTTGTAAACTGGCCCATTAATGGGGACTTCATATTGGCAATTGGCTTGTAAATGGCATCTAATAACGCCGGCATCTGAGTCCTGATTGACCGTTGCATACCGGGTATGGTCTTCATCAAGTTCTCTGAGGCTTTGGCGTACTTACCACCAAGTGAGTTCATAACTTCCTCAGCGTCTTTAGCACTAATCTTACCGGCGCTCATCTGGTCACGTAGCGTGGACATGGTTAGCTTACTGTTATGCTGTTGTTTCTTTTCAAACTCTAGCATTTTACCAGCGTACATTGGCAACTGGTCGTTAATCATGTTGAAGTCGCCAAGTTGCATCTTGCCACTTGATAGCATATGAGTGAAGTTGGTGCCTAGTCGGGTAACATTCTCATCACTTAGGTTAAGCGTGTCACCCAATGTCAAAATAGACTTGGTTAACTCTTTAGTTCGTGGTGCATTGTCGAAAACGTGATAGAAGGACTGGTTAAGTTCATCAACCACATTAATGTTCTGGTTGAAAGCTGAAGCTAACTCATTACCAATGCCGACCATTTGTTTACCTTTTCCGTTTGAACCAGTTAAAGTAGTCCACGTGGCCGTCATTGTACGTTGCTTGTTATCATATTCTGTTACAGCACTATTAAGTTCGCCAAAAGATGCCGTTATACTTGATAAAGCATTAGTAATTCCGTTTGCAACTAAATGCGCGCCTAGAATTGTGCCGAATAAATGAGATGTCTTCTTAGCTTTGTCATCAATGCTATCAAGCTTAGAACGAACACCATGCATAAATCCATGAGGTTCTTTTTCCATCGCTTTAAGTAGCTCGTTTTGGCTAGTCTTAGCTTTAGCCATGGCTGTTGCGGTCTCATTAACACGCACTTGCTGGCGTTTATATGCGTCACTAGTAGCTCCACTAGCCGTTTTTATCCGGTTTAGCTCATCTGACTGGGCTTTATATTGAGCCTCCATGTTAGAATAGGCCTGTTTTAAACCACTTAAACGAGCCTTATTAGCTTCGGCTGACTTACCTTCGGCTTCTAGGCGTTCAACATAGGACTTAGACAACGCTGTAGACTGTTTATAGCCCTTTTGTAGGTCGGCTAAACCTGAATTGTAATACTGTAATTTAGACTTGGCTCGGTCTAATTGACCACCCATTGAGTCATAGCTTCGACTAGCTTTGTTAATCTGGTCAGTCAGCTTTAAATATTGCTCTTCACCATCTTTAGTATCCCTGTTTAGGCCTGATTGACGGGACTTTAACTCATCAATTTTAGCCTTTTGCATCTCCATTGATTTGGCTAAGCCATCTACCCTAGCTGCGGCCGCCTTTTGATACTCTCCGGCTGATTTTAATGCCGTCTCTTGGGCTTTCCAACCACTAGTGTTGGCTTTAACCTCGGCTGTCAACGTCTTGAGTGATTTAACAGCCTCTGCTGAATCTAGGCCGACCTTGCTAGTCATCTCACGGCCGACTACTTTTTTAGCCATTTTTTAACCTCCTTTTTGGCACAAGCGCTAAAGGCCGTATGTTGAGTTGACAGCCTCTAATGGATCAACTAGCTCAGCACGATCTTCTTTCTTACGAGCGTTCAAAGCCGCCATTAAACTAAAAAATGAGCTATCATCAAATTCTTTCGGTGATAACCCCTCGGTTAATAATTGTTGAGCTAGCAGGTTGAAGTCTTCCTGTTGGTTTTTCAACTTCAAGACTTCCTTTTTAAGCTCACTGTTACGCTTGTGCCGGCTTATTTTGACGACTTAGCGTCTTCAATGGCTTTACGTTGTTTCTGTTCGGATAGTTTAATATCAGCGTCTGAGATACCGTTTAAGCGCATAATTAGGTAGCCGACACCTTCGCCAAACCGTTCAATTGAGATGGTATCGTTAATCGTTTCCATCTGCTTTTCAGTGTATCCCATAACCCGTTGCACAAAGTCGGCCATATCGTCCTGTAATTCTAGGCCGTTTTTCATGGCGTCTAGTTCAGTGACCTCTTTTTCAGTGTCCTGTGACTCCAACATACCAATTTGTACTTTAGTAGCTAATCGAATGATATTGTTAGTTGGCGTTACGTCAGCTGTTTTATTAATTTTAAAGTAGTTTTTAGCGTTGATTTTCATAGTGATTTGTACCCCTTTATTTAAATTTGTATGTATTAAAAGGCCGCCCTTAATGGGAAGCCTCTTTGATCTATCCTTGTGAAGTACCGCTAGTAGTGCTATCGGTTGTTGAGCCCGTCGCGCTGCCAGTTGTGCCACTTGTTGACTTAGTGTAGCCGCCAAATGTTTCAGCCATAAGCTTATCCAAATCAAAGCCAGTGTCAGTAGACTTAGCAACCATATAAGGTTGTTGAACCCCGTTTGCTGCTAAGAAGATGTCAGACTTCAATGGCGTCAATACAGTACCTGATAAAGCAGTTGAGTAGTCAGCTTCACTGTTAGTATCAGTTGAGTTGTTAGATGCTTCTTCAACAAATTCGATATTGTTAAAGCATTCATAAATTGAAATGTCACCGTCTAATGATTGGGATTCGGCAATCATGGCAACGTGTGGCTTAGGCAATTGTCTTACCCATGCGCCGGTCGTGGAATTTTGTGTGAACCCTTTAATCATCTGGTTAATCTTCCAGTCTAGATCTAAGGCGGTTAAAGCCAAGGTAGGCATAGACTTACCATAAGATGTTCTCTTGATTTGGCCGTTGCCCCAACCAGCTGTACCAGCGGCTTCAATGGCGGATACGTTAATTTGGCTAAAGCCTTCACCTTGGTGGTCAGCGACATAAAGGCCATCTGTTGATAAGCCGTTAGTGCCTGAAATAAGGTCACCGTTGTCATCTAGTAAAGCAAAACTAGCTTTAACAATGTTGTGTTTTGACATTTATAAATCTCTCCTCTTTAAATCATTTCGTTTTTCGTTACATAAATCGTTTTGGTTACTTGGTTGGTATCTGGGTCAGTTGTGTGGTGCTGACTAGATACAATCAGCCAACCAGCTGATTTAAGATTCTGCATTAATTCTATTTCAGCTTCTAGCGGGTTAAAGTCATCTGCTAGGTCAACCTTGTAAAAGATTTGAATCTCAACACCCATGGATAACCCTTTAAACGTGTCATTTGCAAGATAGGCCGGACTTGAATCGGTCTCTTGTAACAGCATGACTGTACTAGTAGTGTTGTTTCTTTCTTCTTTAGGTATGGCATTAAGGTAGATTTTATCTAGCCACGTTAAATTGAGGGCGTTAACTAGGCTGGCTACCTGTGAGACTGGTAATAACACTAGTCATCGTCCCCCTTCTTGTATTCATCTAGCATGGCGTTAAAAACATCGTCTTGTGAGTCGGCTAGGTTCTGGTCAACAAAGTGGTCAGCATGAATATGCTTGGTGCCATCATTTAACCTCATGGCGTTCATATCATGGAATTTGTTAGTCCAGCCGACAATTGAGCTACCATCATGTTCACCGTCTATATCGTTGTTGTTATAACTTATGTTGTCGGCCATGTGTCCGTACTTCTCATCTTTATGACTTGAATAGTGTTTCTTTCTCGTGGCTTCCGTTAAGTTATCAGCTAACTTCTTAGCACCAGCCTCTGTTATCCGCTCTTGTTCAGCTTCATTGGGAACTAGCTTATGGACGTCTTTAAGCCAGCTTTCTAATTGGTCGCTTATAGTGTCTGCCATAACTAGGCCCCCTTAGTAACCTGTTTGAGCGTCAAATAATCGCAAGACAGATAATTGCTAGAATCATCTATGCTGTCATTGATGACATCGTAAAACTTGCCTTTATACTGACACTTAATACCTTCATAAACTTTAGGGTTATGCCTAATAATGACCACTACTTGTTCTAATTGTTCAGCTGTGAGTTGATACGAAGATGCAATTGATCGTGTATAGGGTGCACAGTATAAACTAAACTGACTAACAAAAGTCTGCTTACTAGTCCCGTTAATAGGATTTTGAATAGTTTTAACAGTGCCAATCTGTATACGTTGGTTAAAGTCAACTGGAGTTAACCTGTTAATCGCCATTGTTGTCCACCTCATCTTGCTTTTGACTATACAGGCCTCGTAATTGGCCAATAATCGAATCAACAACTAAGTCAACTGGATTAACAGTATTTGAAGTGATTGATGTCCGGTAATACCAATATGAGCCAGCTAAGGCGTAAACAGCCGTTGCAAACAAGTCATTCACGTCTTCCATTTCATAGAACCCCGTAACACCATTTTCATCACCAATGGCCTGTTTAATGTAGCTAGTGGCTGCAGACAAGTAGCCTGTTAGCAACTCGTCGTCATCATTCCCGTCAATTCGCAAAGATGATTTCAATGTTTCTAAATCGGCTGCCACTTAAATCACATCCTTACTTAGCCGCCCAGATTGTCACTGTACTGTGTATTTATTGGCGACATAGTTGGCTAATTACTTCCCGTCAGTCGTTGTAGCAGCACTCGCCGCAAAGTTGGCCGTTTGGTCAGCAATTGTACTGAACGAACCTGCAACAAAGGCTTCCGTATCAGTAGCTTCAACATCAAAGCGATCAATCACGCGAATCTTGGTTTGGTCTTTCTCGAAGGCACCACCGCCAATATTGGTCGTTAACAATGACGCATTTTCTCGGTCAAATAAAGTAACCGCTTGTGATAAGTCACCATAATACAATGGATAAACTGGCGCCGCTGTTGTCCCAGAATTTGGCAGCCACTTGTCAGCTACCTCTACAATCCGCTTGCCACGGATTAAATACTGATCAGGTTGTGTTGGATCGGGTTGCAATAAATAACGTCCCATAGCATCCTTAACCTCGGACAGTACATTGAAGCCTGACGTATTTGTCATTAAGAATGACGTAGACTTAATGGCAGGATCAACGGCAGTATTAATCATCGTAATAATGTCATCAAACTTGGCTAAGGTTGGCTTCGTTGGTGCGTTGTTCATCGCCGCAATAATTTTAGCGTTGCGAGTAACAACAACCTTCTTAGCAATCCATTGCGACAACCAAGCCAAAATGTTGTCAGCGGTATCCTTTAGCAATGAATTAGTGGCAGTGGTAATACCAGCATACCGATGGATCGTATATTTGATAATGGATAGCTTAGGATCATCATTATCACCAATGGTAGCCGTTTCATCATCTAAATCGGCCAGTGCAGTAACGTCAGTCCACTTTTCGTAAACCCGTGAACCAGTTTGTGTCGTAACAGATTCCCGATTAACATACTGTTGTAATGAATCGTACTGGCGAACCAATGTGTTAATGGCTGTTTGAATATCTTGAGGGATAGTCAAACCAATTGCGTTGCCAGTTTCGTCGATAGAAGAAGTTACCAAGTTCATAACTTTAGGGTCGCCTTTAATCATGCCTTGGAAGTTCTTAATGAACTTGGCTTTGATGTCTTCTTCGTCATCATCAAGCGGGGCCTTATTCTTGTCATCCATGTTGGCAATTTCTTGTGCCTTGCGTTCTTCTTCCAGTTGTTCATGTAAAGCATCACGCCGGGAAACCGCATTGTCGCGGTCTTGTTTCATTGCTTTAAATTCGTCTTGATCGAAGCTGTCGTCAAGTACGGCAGCATTTAACTTGTCGTTCAAGTCTGACACCTTTTGCCCTTGGGCAATCCAGGCATCATTCATTTTATTAATATTTGCCATTAGTTGGCCTCCTTTTGATTTTTTCCAAATAAAATAGCCAATTTGCTGTTTCGTAATTCAGCAGATTGACTATTAGTAGCATTTTCTTCTTTAGACGGCTTAGTTTTATCCTTATCCGCCTTATAAATGAGATTCATCAACTTGTTAACTGCAGATTTAGGCGGAATATGTGAGATAGCATTCACCGGTTGTAATTGTTGATCATTAGCAAACATAATTTCGTCAGCAAAACCTTTATCGACGGCATCACTAGCGGTTAACCATGTTTCATTTGCCATTAATTGTAGCAAGTCAGCTTGATCCATGCCGGTTTTAGCCTCATAAGCGCTGGCAATTGATTGATCAATGCCATTTAAAATACTGGCTTCATGTTCCAGATCGTCAGCATTACCAGCCGGCTGTGACCAAGCCTTATGGATCATAATCTGAGCGGTCGGTGAAATGTTGATATGATCGCCAGCCATAGCAACCACGCTTGCCGCACTAGCTGCTAAGCCTTGAATATTAACTGTTACATTGCCAGCATAATTCTTTAGCATAGTGTAAATCTCACTAGCCGCAAAAACATCGCCACCATTGGAAGCAATATCAACTTCAAGTGCTTCATCATCACCGTCGTCATCGTCATCGCCACTGTCATCATTTAAAATGTCAGCGACACCTGAAGGTGATACTGCTGGCATTCCAAAGAATTGATAGAAACCGGCTGTTTGATCATCAACAATATCGCCTTTAATCATCACTTTCTTTGTCATCATTATCACCTCCTTTTCCTGATTGAATCACAACTTGTTGTGTCGTTGGATTCTTAGCAGCCGGCATTTCATCTGGGAAATAACCAGTCTGCTGTAGTAACCAAGTTGCTTGATTATTAGCAATTGTGCCGTCTTTAGCCAGCCCCGATAGGGTAGTTGCAAATGAGTCTCCCAATGGGTCTACAGCAGTCCGTATATTGGCCGTTATCTTAGCATTAAGCTTATTATCCAGTTCAGCTAAAATCGCCTGTAAATAGCGATTAAGGGCATTAGTGTACATGCCTTTAATTTGGTCAATATTACTTTGTTGGTCACCTTGGCCATTTAAATAGCTATCAGGAATGCCGAAAACCTTAGCAATTTGCTTACTCGTCCAATCTGTTTGGCTTAACAGCTTAGTGACATCGGCTTTCATTTCTAGTGGCTTGTAATCTTCAAGTTGATCAATAACTACCGGGCCGCCGTTTGAACTGTTCACCTGTTTCATGAAGTTACGTGAGCGGCTGGACTTCATCTTCTCACTTAGCAACCCACCGTGCTGAATAGATAGAACGCCAGGAGCACTAATTGAGCGTGCCAATGCAGCCAACGTTAAACTGTTAGACGAACTCTTGACTTGTAACTCATTCGATAATGCTTTTAACGGACTGTTACCAGTCATACCGCCATCGGTACTAGCCCAGCGAATATGAATCATGTCAGACTGTGGTACATATTGAAGGACACCCAAATTAGGCTCGTCAAAAGTAACCGTATAGGTTAATCCACTGCCGTCATCTAATAAGTAGGTTTGCACTTGGCTAGGTCGCAAATATTCCCAGCGCAGATCTAAACCATTAGGATTGCGCCAGCGATATGCAAAGCATTCACCACCCAATAACAATTGTGAATACATAGACTGCCAAAACGTGTGACCGTTAGCTGTCGTGCTAGGATTGTTTAGAATTCCTTGTGCTCGTGGCATATTGGCCATTAATTGTACCGTGGCTAAGTCTCCAGATATTTGGTTAACTGCTGAATAAATATCTGAATTCTCTAAAGCGTCTTCGGCACTAACATACTCATTATCGCCAGTTGGCGACAAAAAATTAACGATATTATCGTCTTCTACTGGCACGCTTTGAATACTAACTGAATTTTTTATTGCCGTTGGTGGTTCAAAAAAGGGCATTATTAATCACCTCCTTTTTGGCTAGCTGTTACGACTTCCGAAAGCCAGCCAACTAAGAACAAAGCTACCGCGATTGCTAGGACGCCTTGCGCCTGCCCAAATAAAAACGCTGCATACACTCCAGCAATCATGCCTAGAATGAAACACAGCACATCAAAGTAATGCCAGATAGTCGCAAAAAATTGTTTAAAAATCATCAATATCATCTCCTAGCAATCCTGATTCCGGGTTATTAAACCATTCAAGAACTTGTTTTTCGTTCATACGTTCGACCTGTTTATCAGGATTGTTCACGTCTGAAAAGTCTTCAAAGTGATACATAGCCTGAAATAAGGCATCAATTAACGCATCTACCACATCAATCTTCAATGTGGCCTTAGCTTTATCGACTTGAATACCAATTTTGTCTTCATAAATTTCAGCGTTTAGTAATGCCTTTTCCATAATTCGATCATCAAAGCGGTCTACCGAGCCTTCAACGAACATCGTCTGCAAAAACTTAGTTGGATCCTTCAACTCACTAGTCCGCTGCCGAATGGCTTGCAATGGCCACCCTGAATTCAAATCTAACTGCTTGATTGTGGGCGTTAGCCCCCACGCGTCATAGCCAAAGAAAACTACTTCCAGTCTATGCCGCTCAACAAAGTTAAGTAGCCATTGGTAAACTTGCTCGTCATTGATTAGTCCTTGAGGATGGCTACTAATGGTACAGAATCCCTTTTGAGCTAAATCACGATAATTAATACCGTCTTGCTTTTCTTTAGCTTCAATCGAGCCAGCTTTCTGCCAGGGAATAAAGCTATGCTGATAAATAAACCATCGTGGTTTGTCATTATTGTCACGATAAGGAAATACAAACGCTAGCGCTGTGTTATCACTAAACATCGAGTAGTCAAAGCCAATATAAACTTGCCGATCATCGAAACTAAATGATGATATAATAGCTCGCTCAACGTCAGGCAGTTTCAAGAAGCTATCGGCCGATTGCTCTAGCCACAGGTTAAGGTTTTTGTTTTGGAAATCGTTGAGTGTGCCCGACAAAGCGTCAGAATCGCGCTTATCTGTCAAGCCGTTCAGCAACACTTCTCGTTGGCTCGGTAAATCTAGTAAGGGATTACTTTTAACCCACATATCGGGCTTATAAGTTTCGTCAAGATTGTCCTGCGACCAAATAAGCCCCAAATATGTATCAGCATCGCGCAAATAATCTTGTTCCATGGCTTGCTGAATCATACGCTCATCATCGTGAAACGGAACAGTGGGATCAGGATATGCCGTTGAAATTTGAATAAATTGCTTATTACGCACCTTAACTTGGCCCGAAACGATTTTAGAAATCTTCTGCCGTGTCTTAATTTCACCAATTTCATCAAAAATAGCAGTTGTAAAGTGAAATGAGTCTAGTTAGTCATATTGACCAGCTTCGTGACTGATTGCTCGCAGTTTGTTGTTGTTACTGCTCATCACAACTTGGTCCGCTTGTGAAGACAATGTACGAGTATCTAGCCCACTATCAGCAATTAACGACTTAAATGGTTCAATCGTTGCAATCTTAGCAAGCATTGACTTAATGTAGCCCAGAATCTTGCTCGTTTGTTTGTAATTAATGGATGAAACTAAATAGTCTTGGTTAGATAGTCCCAATGACTCAATTAAATAGCTATAGGCAGTGATAATCGCCATAAGATAAGTTTTACCTTGACCACGTGAAACTGAAACGATAGCCCGTGAAAAGCGCTTGCCGCCGTCATCATTACGCCAGCCAATTAGCATAGCCATAATGAATTCCTGCCATGGCATAAGCTTAGTTGGTTCGCCTGTATCAACATTTGGACAAATGGAAGCAAATTTAAGCACTTGGTCCACTTTCTTAACCGAATAATTAAAAGGAAATTCAACGCTTCCTTGCCGTTGTAAGTCTCGAATGTGGCGAAAAGCCGCTAGTTTAATCAAATAACCAGTCGTTACCTTCTGATCTAAAACATCTAAAGCGTACTGAGTTCCTGCGTCTGTGTATTCGTCACGAATACTTTTAACATCAATCCCACGGTATGCTCCTAACACATCGTGTGATTGAGTAAGGTCAATATTCATAAGATCACCCCCTTTCGCAAAGTTTAACTAGTTAATCATACTTCTATGAACTTGTTTACCCTCCCAAAAACTCTTTCATTCGGTCAGCGACGCTACGCTCGTCTTTGTGATCATCTAAATTCAGCTTTAACAAATCGCTACGTGACTTAGGAGATAGACCCAATTCAGCGCCTAGCTTAGTCAGATTTTTAACCGCTGAATCGTAAATTTGCGTCATGGGATTACGTTTGTAGCCCACAAAGTCTCGACCGATTTTTTTACCGGTCTGGTCTTGCAGCGTCTTGTAGATTGCCTGAACTTCACCGTTTTCCTGAATATGTTTATACGCATTGCGATAAATCTCATATTGGGACGCATATTGCTCTACAAGCCCGCTATCAATGCGCTTAACTGGGGTATTGTCTTCTAAAAAAGGCACTAATCGACGCCAAACGACCTTAGCTTGCCGGCCTAAGTAAGCTGGCGGTGTACGCGTTAATTGACCGTCGTTGACGTCTTTATCCGTTTTTTTCATTTTATCTGCCTCCTTTCATTATTGGCTGACCCCCCCTACCTAAAAAATTTCAAAAATTGTTTCTATCACATTTTATTTGCAATGTGTGTGCTCTTCCCGGGACGTGTTAGGGGGCGGGGGTTGTTTTAATTATCATCGTGACTAATTACATTCATAAATTTAACGTTGCTTAAATCGAACGACAGGCGCTTATAAATCAACGAGTAGTGACCAGTACCAGTTTGAATTTTTTTCAAGCTGATAGCCTTTGTTGCTTAGCACCTGTACCAACTTTATCTTTTGATTAGGATTAAAGCTGTCAAGGCCGATATAAGCCTTATGCTCATTTCGTAAAGCAGCTCGCTTAATTGTGCTTTCAACATATTCAATTTGTTTATCGGTTAGTTCCTGTTGCATTGCTAATTTAATTACTTTGTGGTCAGGAATCTTATCATATCTGTTCTTCATAACTGTCACTATCCTTTCATCATCAAACTTCTTCAATGTGATAAAGTGGTCTGATAGCTTTAGGCTGTTTGTTTATATCCTTTTGCGCATCTTCCTTACTGTCAAACACATTGACTTGTTTCTTGTCTTTGACAAATGGAACCCAATCACTTCCAGTTTCTGCTTTACCAACGTACTTGCGAAGTACTTCATAGCTAACAATGTACTTGCTCATCCAATCTCTCCATTCATTAGTAACGTGACCTTTTTAACATCTCTAATAGTTTCTACATTTTTTAGCGTGTTACCTTGCCCAGTCCCATAGTATAGTTGCTCCCAGTCCGTCTTATCACGGTGACACTTACCGCAGATAACAGCCAGGTTATTAACGTCAGCTTTGATTGCTTGGTCGTATTCAATGGGCACGATATGGTCGACTGTTTTAGCCGCCGTGATGATCCCTTGCACACGACAATACGCACATAAGTAATGGTCACGCTCTAAGACTTGTTGCCTTAGATGTGACCATTGTCTTGTGCGATAGAAGTTGTATTGCTGACGCTTATCTTCATTACGATAGCGTGTAACCGTGTTGTAGTGATGCGTGTACTGTTTATCATGACCACGTGCCCAACGTTGCCGACTAGCCAAGTACTCAGCTTCATGCTCATGGTGTTGCTGACAATAGTGGTCAGGGAACGTAACCATTGCATGGCAGTTAGGATAGCGGCATCTTCTTGTTCTTGGCATGTTGCTTTCTCCGTTTCTTGTCCAAACTAAAAGCGCCATGCTGT